TACTGATGCAGCACTAGAGTTTGCATCAACATATGTTACTAATCTTGAAGCAGCAACTTTTCTATTAGTGCCTCCTGCCCCATTATCTACTATAAATAAATCTGCGTCTACTATAGCTTCTCCTATATCTGTACCACCATCTATATCTAAATTAGCTATAGAAAATGCACCAGCTCCTGCACCAACATAAGTTTTAATATCTGATGCTGGTATAGTTTTCATAGTGCCACCATCATTAGTTACAATACCATCAGAATCTGCTAATGTTATTGTACTACCAACTGAAGTGTCACCATCTAATAAATTTATTTCTGATGCTGTTGATGTAACTCCATCTAAAATATTTAATTCTGCTGCTGTTGAAGTTATGTTAGTTCCTCCAATATCTAATGTTGTTACAGAAATTTCTCCTGCAACTGTTGCGATACCATCAGCAACTGTAATTAAATCAGTATCATCTGTATGACCTATTGTAGTGCCATTTATAATTACATTATCAACTGTTAAAGTTGTTAAAGTTCCTAATGATGTAATATTTGATTGTGCAGCACCTGTTACTGTTGCTGCTGTACCAGAAGCATTTCCTGTTACATTACCTGTTAAAGGTCCTGCAAAAGCATCTGCTGTTACTGTTCCATCAAAAAATGCATCTTTAAATTCTAATGAAGATGTACCTAAATCAATATCATTATCTGTTACAGGTGCAAGTGCACCATTAACTAATTTAATTTGATCAGCACCATCTGTTCTAAATAATATTGTATTATCTGTTGCAAAATCTATATCATTATCTGAATCTCTACCAACAACTAAACTTGTATTTAATAATGATGATATTGTTGTTTGTGAAGAACCTAAAGCAAAATCTAATGTATTATCACCATCTTCAAATGTAACAGAAATACCTGTTTCAGTATTTGAAGAAACCATTCCACCAACTGCATCAGTTATAAATTCTGTTAAAGTAGCACCATTAACTGTAATAGCATCTGCTTCTAATGTTCCATCAATATCTGCATCACCAGATATATCTAAAGATCCTGCATCTAATTCACCAGTTAAAGTTACATTTCTAAATCCTGATATATCTTTATTTGCATCAGTTATAACTGCTAATGAAGCAGAAACTGTACCCGCTGTAATACCATCTACTAAATTTAATTCTGCAGCAGTTGATGTTACATTTGTACCACCAATATCTAGAGTAGTCATTGAAACTTCTCCAGCTACTGTTAATAAACCACTAGCTACTGTTAATAAATCTGTATCATCAGTATGACCTATTGTTGTTCCATTAATTAAAACATCATCAATGTCTAATGAACCACCAGTAATTAATCCTGTAGTTGTAATTGTAGATGATCCTGTATCAATAGTACCAAATCCTGAAGTAATTGATCCTGAATTTAATGCTCCAACAGTTGTAGCAGCTGTTGTAACAAGATTAGGCATTGCTGTAATTTCATCATCAAAATATGCAGCTAAATCTGTAACTGCAACTTGTACCATTGATCCATTATCATTTAATACAACTCTGTCTGCATCAGCAACTGTAGTAGATGTAGCAGATGTATCACCATCAACTATATTTAATTCTGCTGCTGTAGAAGCAATAGCTGTACCATTAAAATTAATAGCATCAACATATGCTGTACCATCTACATATAAATCTTTAAATTCAAGAGAGGAAGTTCCTAAATCTATATCATTATCTGTAATAGGTACAATAGCACCATCTTGTATTCTTAACTGCTGTGTAGCAGAAGATGATACTTCTACATAAAATTCTAAATGATTATTACTTGTATCAACTAATATTTTGTTATTACTATCAGCATCTCTAAGAGTACTAATAGGTCCACCCTCACCTGATGTTCCATCATGCGAGTGTCCTGTTGTTGCGTGAAATGCAGCCAATACTTGGTTAAACTCATCATTAGAATGAGCTGCAAGTATAGTATCACCTGTAGTGAAACTTGACTGTCGTGCTGAATAGCCTGCCATTATCTTCTTCCTCCTGGGGTAAATTCTAATTGAAATCCTTTAACTGAAAATGCATCTGCACTATTTTGATCATCTATTTGTAATGCTACTGCAAATCCAGATCCTTCTACTGTTTGTCTTACTAATGGAACACCTGATGCATCATATAATGCCTGACCATAAACTCCAGCACCATATTGTCCAGCACCACCTACTGTTGGTAGTGAAATCTTAGCTGGCTGTGGGCTGTTTTGGTCATCGTAGTTATACCTAAGAGCTAAATTTGCATCAATAGATGTTCCTTCACCTTCATAGTTTAAATTAACTCTTTGCATATATTTTCTAACACCTGGATCTCCCATTACCATATCAGGTGATCTATATACTGCTTGAATAGTAGTTGTAGTTGCACCTGTAGCAAAAGTATTTCCTGTTTCCATTTTATAGATAAATCCATCATAACCACCAAATACTTGTGTTTCAACATTACTAATAAAATCTGAATCTGTACAGGCTGGTTTTAAACCAACCATGTCTGCATATTCAAATCCAATAGATCCTGTATTAGGGTTATTCTTTAATACACCTATAATTCCTTTTGATGATAATTGTCCTGTAGCTGTTACTGGATAAAATAATCTATATTGTGATTTATCTCTAATAACTAAAGATGTTATTCTATCTAATCCTATGTCATCAATTCTAGATTGTATTTGTCTAGAAATAGATCCAAGTTCAACGTCACCAATTCTAGCTGTACCAGCAATAGTTCTTAAACCATCTGGTGCTAAAAATATAACATCACCACCAATCTCTTGAATGCTACCACCATCTCTGCATCCAATATTTCTAGTAACTTCCTGTACTGCAAAATTACTTGATGATGTTCCTGTTAATTTATAAATTCTATCTTGACAAAATATAATTAATTCATTTCTAAATACTTTCATACCAACTACGTCAGAGTCAACTTTAAATGATCCTGCACCACTAGCTGATGTAAAATTATCTTCTGCAAATGGTACACTAAATATAACTTCTTGTGAATTAGTTGCACCAGCATAAAACATATGGTTTTGAAATGCTTTTACAAATTTTGGATTAGTTGGAGCAGTTCCACCACCTGTTGCATTTACTACATCTACTGCAAAACTTGTGTTAATTATTTGTGCAGGTGAATGTCCTGTTGCAATAATAAGTTTATTTGTACCATCAAAATTAAATTTTTCAAAATCATAAGCTGCAGTTGCTGTGCCTAGACTAGTTGCTAAACTTGTCCAACTACCTGAAGTAGTTCCTCTATGTATATCACCACCTCTTGCTGCAATTATCTGACCATTAAATACTATTGAACAATCTACAACTAGACTAGTTGTACTAGATCCTTGAGGAATAATTGTTGTATTATACTGTGCTGTACCGCTAACTCTTCTATATCCACCTTTAATATCAGGTTCAAAGTTTTGTAAGATAAGTGCTTCACCAGGAGCCATTGAGAACACATCTTTGTTCAATGTCAACCCACCAGCACAACTTACTACAAATGGTGATATTAAATCAGTTGTTGGCATCTTTATCTTTTTCTCTCTTTATAGATAAATTTTGTAATCGTTCTGTTTCTTGATTTGTTAGTGGTCCAAAAAGATCTGATTTAGATTCTTTTGTTTTTAATAATTCAAAATCTTTTTTTTCTTTTTTTAATAAATTAGTATCATCTTGATTATTTAAACCATTATTCATCATTCTAACAGCTTTTTTTTCAGCATATCTCATATTATCTTCTGGCTCTTGCATCTTTTTATCTTTATTCATTATGATACTCTACCTCCTATACTTGTAGCAATACTTTCTGCAATTGTGTCACTACGCATATAATCATTTTTAGTAGCGTAGTCTACTTTTAATAATCTTAATTTTCTTTGAAAATCTCTATCTGCTAACTGAGCATGCTGTGGATCTGATCTAAGCATATATGTATAATACTTAGCTCTATCTACAATTAATGTACCAAATCTATCTGGTAAAGTCATATTATCACCATGTAAAGATAAATCTGTATGTGTAGTATAATAATCATAATGCACTGTATACTCACTAGTATTTGGTCTTGGACTTACACCAAATGCAGAATGATCAGGTAATATATAAACTCTTAATGGTGCTGAGTAATTACCTTTATTATTTGTATCATCAGTTACTTTATAAGTTTGTAAATAATTATCATATGATACATATGCTAATTTTCTTAATGCTATATCATTTCTAGATATTCTTACATAATCTACATCTAATTGAACACTATCTGATTCTACATAAATATATGATGTTTGTGCTGTAGCTGTAAATGTTGTGTTTAGTATAGCACCTTCTCTAAAATTAGTTACAGCTTGTGTTGTATTTAGATTTTGTGTTCCACCTGCAGATGTTCCAACTCTAATAATTAATCCACTTGATGAACTATTTGGACTTAAAACTCTAACTTGTATTTTATATTCTTTATTAACTGTAGTGTTAATAGCTTGATAAGCTGCTGCATCATTTAAATTTAATCTACCATTACCACTTGATGTGTATGATGGTGATCCATCTCCAGTTGTCCAACTATTTATATTAGATGCAAACTCACCATTAGTTACTAATTCTCTTGGTTTTAAAACAAATGAATCCATATCTGCTTTTCTAAAATCAGTTGGAAAATCATATTCATTATCACCAACAGTTAAATCTTGAGATGTTCTTGAATACAATAAGGGTATCTCACCTGTTTCATTGTATATATCATGAATACCTTTATTTACAAAATCTTTAATAGCAGTCTGCACACCTCTACTAGAGGAAAATGTGCTTGAAGTTAATTCTGTTTCGTTAAGTTCTCTAAGAACTCTATTTGTTAGTGTTAGATAAGTTGTTGCCATTTTGTAATAACTCTAATATTTTATCAAGTTTTTGCTCTTGATCGTTAATTCTGTTTTCTAAATTACCAATCCTTATTTGTTCTTTAGTAGGTATTATTTTTTGACCTGTACTTGCATTACTTTTTTTTATTAAATTATAAGTTGCCATATATCTCCTAAATATTATAAGGGGTATTAAATAAGGGGGATATAAATACCCCCCTTAAAATTATACAGTATTATACTGCTGTATCGTGTTGAGTATCTGTGTTTCTATCAGTTTCGTCTATACCTGATATATCACACATTACAGCATAAACACGGACTTTACCCGCACTTGATGCTGCAGATAATACAAGCAAGTCTAGAGTGTCTGCTGCTGCTGCTACATGTCTTGCTGTAGCTGTAGCTGCTGAGAACCCAGTTGCGTTTGTATCACCATCAACAAAAATGTCAACATCACCGCCAGTTATACCTAAGTCTAAAGTTACGTTTGCTGATAGTGCAGTAAGCACTTCAACACCTGCTTCCATAACGATAGTCTCAGCTGGAATGTCAAGAACTTGAAGCACATCATTTTGTGCTGCTCCTGAATCTCCATTAATAGCTGAAATGTCGATTGTATTTTCTACTAAGTAAGGTGTTCTGCCATTAGACGGATGTCCAGCAGTTCCACCAGCACCTGTTACATTATAAGTTGCCATAGTCTATCTATTATCCTCCTAATTAACCTATTGTTATAACGCCTCTTTGGACTGCTTCACTTCTAAGGATTTTTCTTCCAAATACGTGTAGTCCTCTGACAACGTCTGCGAATGAATCAGGGTCTCTGATTAATTCTGTTTTAGCGATATGATTTACAGTTGCAACTCCTGACATGTGTCCGTATACGAATGCATACTCATTAGATCCAGCAGATCCAAAAGTATGAGACGCAACA